CAACCTGTCCCGCATCTACATTTGGGTTTTCTACCGTCATAGATTGATAATATGCCTGTTCATATCCTAAACTCGCTATATCGTCACCATCTGCAACTACAACTCCATTTGATAAATTACCTCCATCGCTACTATTGTTACTAACTACATCATAACTCATTAAATGAAATTTTAATGTATTATTACCAGAATCGTCTGCACCAGCCCAAACATAAACATTACTAACGGTTATATCGTCAGGCACATACCATAAACAAAAAACTAAATCATCAGCTGTTGTGCTAACTGTATATGTCGTATCAGGATTAGCAAGAGTTGTACCTAATGTAAGTTTAGTAGGAAGTTCACCAGGACTTGACGCAAATGGAATAGCATAATGTGTTTCGTTAGCGGAGGGAATACCATCTTCAGATGTAGTCCCAAAATAAGCATATTGAGTATTTACTTGATGGTCAAGTACAGTAACATTAGTAGTAGAAACCTTTATTGGAGAATCAGTTCCAGCTCCATCCTCAACTACTTCTAACGAAGAATCAATACCATTTGTATTATCATTTACACGAAGAACGCTTTTATACGAATCTCTAATTTGTGTGTCTACTAATCCAGCCATAACATCTCCTGCATTTATTAGGTAATAGCCCAGTATTCCTTACTAACATTCCAAGGTATTCCAAAAGTATCCCATCTATCGCTACTCGCATACGAAGGTGGAATCGTAATGGAAATACCACTCATCGCTTGAGACGCCATAGAAATCTCCCCATCATCTTTTACACAACGCACACTATGACCGCTACCCAAACCTCCAGAACCAGCATGTATATCTATATGGTCATGCATAATCTGACGACGATGGCTCTGTATAGTCGCCCAACTCACCTCAGTCGTAGTCCAAAAATATGCATCCGTATTTATATTGTGAAAAGTACCCCACACATGCTCTCGATATCCAGCAGGAAGAGCATTGAATCCACTTGTCCCAAAGCTTGCATCACTCTCTAAATCAGCATCAGTCCACAAATCAGCCCTACCTGCAAGCTTACTACCTTCATTTGTGCCTCTCTCGTAACCTCCTTGCCAAAGGTCTGAATCTGGAATACTCATACCAAGATATCTTTCTAGTACCTTAAAATCGTCTAAAGTTGGCACTCTCCAGCCTGAAGGAGCAAGTTTACCTGTCTCTACAGCATATCTATTATACAGATATCCATAAATATCTGAATTGTCAGTGTTATTATTATATTCACATCTTGCAGCAGTACCTGAGTCTTTCCAGGCAGTATTATCTGTTATCCGCTCTATACTAGTCCCATCATTATTCTTAGCTGATTTTAGATTTTCTGCCATCCACACCTGAGTACCTATTTTCACAGTTGAATAGACATTACCATTAGCATCTATACATGAATTCTGGTCAATGCTTACTTCATTCATTAATAATCCCAGCCCTTTATACCGCCTGTGATACTTGAGCGATTCTTTGTAGCATACTTCTTTCCTTCTCTAACTGACTTCTCAAACTTAGCTTCCCAGTACTGAGCAGGCCCAGCCATATTTGGGTCTTGTCCCATTTTAACTTCATAGCCTTTCTGTATAGCCTTTTCAACAAAAGCTTCACAGAACTCCTCAGGAACTCCAGAATCTGTTGTTGGGTCATCTGTAAGGTCAGTTGAGAGGTCATCTGCTGATTTTACAGAAAATATAGTAATTGTTTTGCCAACGGGTGGGCCTGAGAATCTACTATCTATAGCAGCATCACTATTTAACTTAGCAATTGCTATCCCATCACGTTCTAGCCAATATATATAACTTTGTTGGTCTGTTAATGCCATTACTGGTCCAAATCTCTTAAGTTAGGTCTCCCTATTAGTTTCTTAATTGCATAGCCATCATAGTCAACATCAATTACCTCAAGTATTGTTGCAGGAAGTCCATACCATCTCTGGTCTGCAATAGTTGTAAACTGATGAGCACTCTTTAATATTCTTGTCTTTCTACAATATTCTCTCATTGCCTGATTAAGCAGTCTCCTAATCTGGACTTCCCCCAGGTCTGGATGATGTTGCTGTACAAGCTCAATCATTGTTTTCTGTGTCATTATTCTGCCTTTTCTCCTACAAATCTAGTCATTTCCTGTTCATATTGACCCTGTAAACTAGCTACTTGAGCAGTCAACATTTGAACTATTTCTGCATCTTCATCGTCTTGAATTGAATTACTCATATAAGAACTTAACAAGTTTACAGAAGACTTTAAAGATACTGCATGAATAAGTTCACTTGGTAAAACATAATCACTATTTAAAAGAGCTCCAGTTACTCCTGTAGTATCTGCTCCATTAGCTACATATGTAAAAACCCATATTTTCCCTGCTTGTCCACTACTATTACAGTCTGGATATATCAATAAATCAGCAGTCCCAGTATTAGTATCTATATGAAATATGGGATTAAATACAGTAGCATAATGGATACTAGTACTGTCTTTACCCTGACTGAAACTTCTTCTATCTACCTGTTGGCAGATTCTTTCAATACCACTACTATCAGCATCAACCCTAGATACTTCTAATACTTTCTTACCTTCCATTGATACGCCAGAACTAGATGTTACTGGAAGTGGAACAGGCGAATATTTCAATAACAACGGCAGAGGAAGTACATCTGCAATCTCATTAATTGCAGCATTAATAAAATCTCCTGCATATGCAGCATTAGTAGAATACTCACTTCCTATTAAATCTGTAATTCTTTGAGCAATAGTCCCGCCATCAGCCATTACTTCTTACCCTTCTTTTTTTGGTTGTGCTTACGTCTAGTATCGGGCTTAGCCTTACCATGCCAAGGATTCCCTATACTATTCGTATAAACAATAGTCTTTTTTTTATCCATAGTAGCTATGGGGGGTATCGAGCCCCCCATAACCTAATCCGTATATGACGCTATTACCTCGCCAATTTAAGATTTATGATGGGTCAGGTCCTACGCCAGTAGTTCCATCTCCGCCAATCTCATCATATTTAGAATCTAAGCTTCTATTACCACCCACTTGAACTATTTTCCAAATACAATCAGCATTAATCAATGCACTACCGCCATCTAAATTAAATAGATAGCATGGAGCTACAGGGACTCTTACATGAATATTAGCAACATCTGCTACACTCATTGTTGGGTCACATAAAAGTGCTGTAGGAGCCACTCCTGCGTCAGGGTCAACGTCTGCTATAATTTGTTTAAAATTATAAGCATTTGTACCCGCAACAGCACCTGCTCCCGATAAAACTGCATCTTCAGCAGTCCCAATCCACAAATCAACAGGGACAGCTTGACCATCTAAATCAGTGCCAGCAGTGTTAACAAGGAGTGTCCATGGTTTTGTAGGGTCTAAAGCTACAGGTGTTCTTAATGTATGTGCATCTGTTTCAGTAGCACCTACTGATACAGTACATGTCCATGTAGTAACACCATTATAAGAGCTTTCAACTGACCAATTACCTTTTGTTAAAGCCATTTCATACCTCCTTAACTAAACTTAAGTACAGCATGGGTTTCTGGTAAACTAATTTCAAGACCAGCTTCAGTTATGATTTGGTCTGTCCGTCCATCAACGCCCGGTGACTGTACATTGGTTTCAATGAAAGTATCGCGACTTATTCCATTACCAGCAAGCGGTCGATAGGCTACATTGCCCATATCGACTGCTATACAGTAATCTTCATGTAATCCCCTTAGTAAAGGCTCAGCAACAAAATGCAAATTACCAAAAATGGTATTCACCTTAGTTACTGTATGCCCAAACTGTCCAGGAATACTGGCAACATCTAAACGATATTGGTCAGCACCAACTGAGTTATTCAAGAAAGAACCATTACCAAGCTTATTCAGATAAGTAATAACCTTTCTGGAAGCTAAGACAAGCTTATTCCCTGAATTACCACTCTCAGGTGCAAAGAAATCCTCCATTGCATCTAAGAAAGCATCATATCCAGACGAAGCATAGCTCATGTTATACACTTTACCATTAGCTGTTGTATAAGGAACCATACCCCAACTTTGTCTTACAGGGATTGCAGTTGTGGATGTCTCATTAGACGCAGAA